AAAGATGCATGAACTAGGTATTGCACATGGACATACACCATCAAATAAAGAAGATATGGAAATGTATTTTGATACATTCCGTGATGCTGCTAATCATCATAAAGAAGTAATGGAAGAGTTAAACTCAAATAATAAATAATGCTATCGTAAAGTTATTCTTAATCTTTTAAATGGAACCAGTTCCTATTCCACGTTTGACGTTGAAATTTTCAATTGAATTAGATGTTGATTACGATCCTTTCAAAGGTAAAACTCAAGAAGAATTTCGTAAGTATATACAAAATGAATTACATGATGTTATTTATGATATAAATCCTGTAAAAAACGCTTATACTATCTTCGTATCTATGGAAGAAAATGGCGAATCACACCCAGAGCCTTGATTGGAAGTTTTGGTTAGAAGAGAATAATCGAAGAGTTATTTTCCAAAATCATATGTATCTCTGTGCAGGAAGAGATCATCTTGATCATCCTATGCATGGATTATTTACTGGTCTATGGCAAGACTTTTGTCTAAACGAAGCTGGTATTGCACAACGTAATATGTGGTTTGATCGTATGCAGTTTGTTCAAGATGTAGCGGATGGAAAAGTTAAACTAGAAGAACAAGAACCAAACTAAAATGACATTTTCTAATTTCGAAAACATGCCTGTAGCTCCTACTCCAGAGCCAGCACCTCAAATACTAGATACTTCTATGATGAATGTTGGAGTTCCTCCTGAACTAAATCAAACCTTTCCACAACCAGAAGAAGATCAACAGTTGAAGAAAGAAGAAGATGATAAAAAAAGAATGGATGCTTTTATTAAAACATTAATAAAAATGACTTGTTATTTACATGAATTACAAACTCAATCTCATTTAATACATTTTAATTATGAAGCTGAAAACTTTTTAGCCGTTCATGAATTTTTAAAAACACAATATGAAACTCATCAAGAACAATTCGATAAGTTGGGAGAGTTTATTAGATCAATGGATTTCCTATTACCTATGTGTCGTAAGGGATTACTAGAAGGATCAAGTAAGTTTGAACATGTAAAAACCTACGAACCAAAAGGTATGTTAATGACTTACTTTAAAAACTTAGAAACTCTAGCTTCTCAATGTAAGAAAGCTCAAGTTACGGCACGTAAAAATAAAGTTATTGATGTTGAAAATTATCTTGGAGAATTATGTGGTGATTTATTTAAAGCAGCTTGGATGATCAAAGCTACATTAAGAAACTAATGACAATAAGACACCAGATTAAATCCCGTTGGTATTACATCTTTTGGGGATTAATGGCAGCTAGCGTTGTTGGTGGTCAAGTTTATATAGCTACTGGTTACCATGCTATGAGTAAAACTATACTCTTTTGCGATAGGTTTCAACCAGTGATCCACAATTTTGACAATCTAAAAGAGTAACTTTGTCATAACTAGGATTAGAATTAGCCTCACTAAAATCTAATTCAGATTCACTTTCAAAAGTTAATGCTGTTGAACAGTAATAGCAGTTCATGGTATTAAGAAGAATGGTGTTCTATTCTATGGCAGTTGCTACATAAAGGAATACACTTATCAATTTCTTTCTGAATACGTTTCCAAGAGTAGCCTCTATATACCATATTAGAGATAGCAAATTCTTTATCCCTAATATGATGAAAATCTATTACTCTATGATCTCGTATTCCACATTCTTTACACCTAATTGTTTTTTTATACTCAACTAGTTTTTTCTGGTTTTTTCTTATCCGGGTCTTATCATCAGCCCACGACATCTTAATCTAACTCCTTCCAGATCCACCCCATTTGGTAATCATTTATATAAGGTTCTATATCTAATCCATCCATGAGCTCACTAATAATTCTTCCTTTTCCTACTCTTAATGGGATTACATTTGTTTTTGGATTAGGTAAATTGTCATCAACAACTATTAGAGTACCTGGTTTAATAGCATTCTTTGCAGCAAATAATTCTTTTAAATGATGGCTAGCAGCTTCCCAATCATTTGTCCAATCATCAATGTTGTAAGAATCTAAGTATAATAAATCAATTGATCCCTCTAACGTAGATAAAAATTCAATTGAATCTTGATTATTTACTTCTGCATGAAAAGTGTTTTTGCTTGCAAGTTCACATGCTTTAGGGTCAATATCAACTGATAAAAGAGTTCCTCCATAAATCTCTACATATTCGTCAAATAAAAGTGTTGAGCATCCATCACCTTCGTAGTTATCAACTTCTCTATAACATCCTGTTTCTACAATGACAGGATCTTTTCTCTGTTGTAGATGTTCAAAAATCTTACTAAACCCTTCTTCCCTTTTTCCTAAACGTTTTTTAATTTTAGAGAAATATGTTTCCCATAATTTATCATTTGTCTTTTTAGTTCTTCTTTTTTTAGTAGGTGATGGCATTCCAAATTCCATAACATAAACCTAATGTACTAAATAATATGAGCATTTTCAAAAAAATCTGATAAATTATAATTAATAGATTAAGTTTTAATGCTAAATAATACATTGGAAACCAAATCTATAAGAGAAATTAATAAAAATCCTTGTCGAATAACTCTTAATGGTAAGCGACATTACACTACACCACTAGCGTCTGGACCAGCTCCTTCAGTAACAACCATAATTTCTGAAACTGCTTCTGAACAAAATAAAAAAAAGCTAGAGATGTGGTCTAAAGCAAATCCAGGGGTAAAAGAAAAAGCTGCTGAGCGTGGTACAGCTGTTCATTATGGAATGGAACAGTACTTAAAAGGAGATAAGGAACCAAAAATACCAGAAGAATATGATAATTATTGGGCAGGAATGCCTCCCATACTTGATCAGTTTTCTGAAGTACTTTGGGCTGAATCTCCTATCTTAGATGAGTACAAATTTACTGTAGGTTCTGATGATATAGCTCGTGTCTGGGGCTGTGATGATGAAGGAAGATCTTGGGCTGGTGCTCCAGATATTATTGGAGTTGCTAATAATAAACTTACTCTTGCTGATTTAAAAACAAGTGTAAAACCTTACAGTAGAAAATGGCCTTCTCATTTAGAAAAAGGCTCAAAGGAATGGAGAGATTTGTTAGGTGGTTATATGAAATTTAAAAAATGTTGTAAACAATTAGCAGCTTATGAAATAGCTATAGAACAGACTTTAGGTTTAAAAGTACAGCAAGCAGCTATCTTAGTATCTACTCCAGAGCGTACACAGATATTTAAAATATCAAAAAATTATTTAAATTGTTTTAAGAAAGATTGGTACAAGATAGTTAAAGAATACTATAAACAAATAGAAGATCTAGATGAGCACAACTCTAATCTTATATAGTCTCTTATCTAAAGTGATTAAGAATTTATGTTATCTAATTTAGGGTATTGTATTGATGAATTGTCGGGTATAGGATAATAAAACACGTTAAATAAACCTCTCCATGGAAATTAAAGTTTCCGTTGGTGAGTGGATGAATAGCCTTCAAGACCGCATGAGAAGTGCGGTTGAAGGGGATTGTTTTCATTTACCAACTCGAATGCACCTTCATGCTTTTAAAATATTGCAACAAGAAAATTTCCCTGATAAACATTTTAAAATAGTAATAGGAAGCGAACTTATAGAATGAAAGATTCAAAACTAAGTCTTAAACCAGGGGAGATTCGTATCGACTATATCCCTATGGATTGGCCTCTCACACCACTTGGAGGTAGTAAAGACCCATACGTATCAGGCTGGCAAAACAAACCTTTTGGAAGGCATGAAATAGATAAAGAGCTAGCTTCTGGAGACTGCAAAGCAGTGGGCTTATTATCTGGTCCTGTATATAACCACCCATTTGGGCTGGTGTGGGTTGATGTTGATGGTTCATCTGTTTATGGGACAGTAGAGCAAATTTCTGGACTTCCTTCTAACGAAGCTCTTCCAAGCACGTTAACTATATTAAGTGGAAAAAAAGGACGTGAGAAAAAACTATACCGATTAGAAAGAGAAAAGCATAAACACTTTATACGAAATAAGTACACATGGCATGCAGAAGGACCGAAAGAAAAACTGGAGATTTTATGGTCAAAACATCAAGGAGTTTTAATGGGGCTCCATCCTGAAACTGATGGTTACTTTACTTCCCCTGATGAAGGATTTGAATTTGTATCAAAACTTCCTGAACTTCCAGATTGGATATTAAATGCAATTATTAATAAAAATGTAAAACAAGGCGTTCCAGTCAGTCAAACAACTAGAGTTGTAGGTCCTGGCTTTGCTATCAATGCTCGTGTAGATCTCGCAAGAGACATGCAACTTGCAACAGAAGCTATGTGGGCACTGCCTTTAGAAGCAGTTGATGACCATGACATCTGGATAGCAATCGGGCAGTCTTTACATTCTCTTGATGATTCATTATTAGATGATTGGGATGAATGGTCTAGACAATCAGGTAAATACAGAAAAGGAGAATGTCAAAAAAGATGGCGTAGCTTTGACAAAGGAGGCGCTCGTACTCTTGGATCTTTATTCCACCATGCAAAAGAGAACGGTTGGAAACCTTCTGAAGACTACAAAGCAATGGGAGTTGATGATTTAACTCTCGAAAATGCAATTAAAGAACTTGAACAAGTCGAAAAAGAAATGGCAACTACTAAAACCCCACTCAAACGCAATCCACCTATGTCTCGTCCTACGCCTTCTGCCGCCAGAGAACAGAAGCCTAGAAATCCATCCTCTGATGTAGTAGCAAACGTTCTACTACAAACATATAAAGGCAATGCTAGGTATAGCCAAACTCAAAATTGTTTCTTTATTTACGAATATAAAAGTAAAGGTCTTTGGTCTAACCTTTCAGAAACTGAAATGAAAGGTGAAGTTAAACAAAAATTAGAATTAGTTAAAGAGCATCTGTTACCTAATGGGTACAGTATGAATTTAGTTAATGATGTATTAGAACAATTAAGAGTCAGTTTAATCTTTGATGATTGGTATGAAGATAATGAACATCTACTTTTTACTAATGGAATTCTATGTATAGAAACTAAAGAGTTTATGGAGTTTGATAGAGACATGCATATGACTCAACAACTTCCATACGATTATGATCCTTCTGCTACATGTGAACCTATTATTAAGTGGCTTAAATATGTTCAAGATGGTAATTGGAATAGAGTACAAGTTTTAAGAGCCTGGTTAAGAGCTGTACTTCTAAGTAATTCAGATATACAAAAGTTTGTAGAGATTGTTGGTCCTGGTAAATCAGGTAAGTCTACATATTCCAATCTCGCTCATGCATTAGTTGGAGATGATAATGCAATGATTTCTTCTCTAGAACATCTAGAAAAAAATAGATTTGAAACAGCTAATTTATATAAAAAGAAACTACTTTTATTTAATGATGTTGAAAGATATGGTGGTTCAGTATCAGTATTGAAAGCAATTACTGGTCGTGATTTAATTCGAAATGAACGTAAATTTCAATCTGGCGCATTAAAGCCGTTTAAATTTAATGGGTTAGTGATGATAACTGCAAATGAACCCATCCAGACGACAGATCCTACATCTGGGCTTGCACGTAGGCGTCTTACTATTCCTTTTGATAGACCTTTCACTGGTAGTTCAGCTGAGCAACGCACCTTAATTGATATGGACGATAAAGGTAATCCTCTTGGGGATTTTGCTCCTTTACTTCCAGGATTAGTTAACTGGGTATTAGATATGCCTGAATCAGAGATGCGTGAATATTTAATGGAGACAAATAAGAAAGTTGATTTCTTTGCTAAGCATCATAGAGAACAGATTCTTAAATCTAATCAGATTATGGATTGGATGGAACACTGTTTAGTATTCGATATAGGAGCCTCAGCTCCAATAGGATTAGCTAAGAGTGCTCCTTCTGGTTCATCACATATTTATATGGCTCATGATAAATGGCTATATGCTAGTTATTGCGAATTCTCTAGAGCATCAAATAGTAATATCTTAGGTAGAAGCAGATTTGAAACGTTATTAATGGATGTCTGTGTTCATCAATTAGCTTTAAATATTTATAAAATGAAAGATAGAAGAGGCATGAGAGTAATAAATATTGCTTGTAGAACTGGTGATCCTAAGTATGAAAAATACCCTTCGATAGTAGAAGTAGGTTTGAATAAAGAAGCATGGAGAGAACAGTACGGGAATATGTTAGAAAAAGAACCTGAAAAAACTAACTAATTTGTGTATAGTTAGAAAAGATTATTAAATATAAATGGGTAAAAAACCTAAGTTACTATGGTCTGGTGACATAGTAGCAATGACTGGATTCGCTAGAGTTACTGAAAATGTTCTAAAACATATTAAAGATGATTTTGAGATTGTAGTTTTGGGTCATAATTGGTGGGGTGATCCTCATCCACTACAGAAGGAATACAAAATGTATCCTTCATCTAATAGATTTCAAACTGCTCCATTTGGTGAAGATCGTATTAGAGAAATAGTAATAGCAGAAGCACCTGATATTGTATTTACTATTAATGATATGTGGATTGCTAATGAGCAATATAGACGTATCCAAGATTTACATAAAGAAAAGAAATTTAAATTCGTAGGATACTCTCCTATGGATTCTTATAACTGGACAGGTTGTCTTAGTGATACTGCTAACGATTGGGATGCAATAGTTTCTTATACAGAATTTGGTGCAAGAGAGTTTATAAAAGGAGGTATTAATAAACCAGTTGCAGTTGTACCTCATGGTGTAACTCCAGGTCAGTTTTCTCCCATGGACAGAAAAGAAGCTAGAAAAAAATTAGGATTAAAAGAAGATATCTTTATTGTGTTTAATGGAAATAGAAATCAATTTCGTAAAAGACAAGATATAAATGTTGCTGCATTTGCTAAGTTTGCAAAAGATAGACCAGATACTCAGTTATATATGCATATGGGTAAGAAAGATCAAGGTTGGGATTTAATGCATGTCTTTGATCGAGAAATGAAAAAGAATGGATTAGATCCTAATGGAAGAATTATTCTTACATCAGATACTGATGGTCCTCCAAATGTTGAAGTTGATACGTTAAACACTATATATAACTGTGCAGATGTAGGGGTAAACACATGTAAGGGAGAAGGCTGGGGTCTCGTAAACTTTGAACATGCAGCCTGTCGAGTAGCTCAAGTAGTTCCTAGTCATACATCCTGTAAAGAAATCTTTGAAGGATATGGGCGCCTAATCCGTTGTGATCACATAGATGTTGACACCAATTATTCTAGGGAAATGCCTTGCCCTTCAACTAGTCACCTTACGGAAATCCTTATTGACTTATATGAAAATAGAGAAAAACTTGAAGCAACAGCAGAGCTTTGCTATGAAAGAGTAACTGATCCACGTTTTGAATGGCAAAATATAGCTGCTCAATTTTCAGGGATCTTCCAAGATGCTTTGAATAATGTAGATCATTCAACAGCACCTAAACCGAAAAAGAAAAAAAGAATTAAAAGGAAGCTAGGAAAATGAAAATATATTTTAAACCATGGGGTTGGTATAAGGATCTTTATGAGGGTCCAGGATATAAACTAAAAATAATCAGTATCGACGAAGGTCATCAACTTAGTTTACAATCCCATCAATATCGAAGTGAGGTTTGGAATACAGTATCTGGTCAGGGAGAATTTTTTATATCAGGGATATGGTCATTAGCTAGAGTAGGTAACTGCATAAAAGTTCCTGTTAATACTATCCATAGAGCTAAAGGCGGTAAAGGAGGTTTAGTTTTTGTAGAAATTCAATTTGGAGAAAAGCTTTCTGAAGATGATATAAAAAGACTTGAAGATGACTACGGAAGAGTGGTATCATCTGAATAACGGGGTACGCATGAGCCTCGTTAAGGTGGGTAAACAATTTCCTGTTGATTTTAATCAGGTCAACAGGATTTTTTTTGTCTAAAAAGTGTATCAAAACTAAGAATGAAATTAATTTTCTTTTGTTATACATTAAATAACATTCTTGAATTAGTGTACGTTCTATTAGTAGTCTTATGAGTCTTAAAAGAAATACTAAGAATAGCAACATACACTGTCGACATACTGTTATTTAAGCTAATATCAAAAAGAATTTAGTTTCATTCTCAGTTTTATGTCACGTATATATAAACCAATGCCTCCTCTTTGGCACTTAAAACAGTTGTTTAAGCTGTCTGATGACTGTCCAAATGGTTTGGTATGGAAAATTAAGAAGGCTTCCTATGAGCCCGGAGATCCCGCTGGACGACTGAATAAATCAACAGGTTTTTATATGGTTTGTATAGATAATGAAGTATATATGGTACATAGAATTGTTTATTATTTACGTACAGGACAATGTCCAGATGAGCATAGTGTAGAGCATGCAGTTACTGTAGATAATATTAAAGATAATCGTTTGGATTTAATACCTACTTATAGAACTTCAGTATTAAGATCTAGGTTGGTGCTCTGATATGGCAAATATTATCAATGCTTTAGAAAGGGTTAACTTCCGCTATATAAATAATATAGATCGACTTACAGATGATGAGTTAGAGGAGAAAGGATACTATCGAGGATTTCCTTGCGTACATGGTCATACTATTCGTGACATAAAAGGTCATTGGTGCTATCACTGTGCAATGAAAATTAAATCTAATATATGTGGATTTGATTTAAATTATTTAGGTAATGATTTTAAAAATAAATACTATAGACTCTGGCAGCGAATAAAAGTTAAAGATCCAGATGAATGTTGGCCTATAGATCTTCCAGGGAAGAAAGCCCCTCGTAGAGTATGTTTTCCTTCTTATAGAACTTTTTATAGTAAACAAAAATCAGAAAATGTAACTGCACATAAAGCTATTTATCAATGTGCTTGGGGAGATGTAGGATCAATGGTGGTAACTAGGATGTGTAACAATCCATGGTGTGGTAATCCTTTACATATGGTATCTAGTTGGAACTGTGGTTTTCCTCCTAAAAAGCTGCATCCCTTTGATACTAATTTCAATGCAGAAAAACTTATGCTTATTTGTAAAGCAAGAACTGTAAATAGAGAACAAGAAGTAATACAGAAATCTTATAAAACAACTATTGCACATCCATTGCATGTAAAAGATGCTCCGGATTATGATGAAGGATAAGACATTTTAAAAATATAATGGCTAGAAACCAAGTTACTCAAAGACAAAGAACTGCTAGCAATCCATTACCAGTCGGAACATTTGACGAAACTTCTATTCGTTATTTAACAGGAACTTTAGGAGGAACAAATCAACCAATAAGTGGAGGATATGGTGGAGGTGCAATTAACCATTGGTTTAAATTTAAAATTGAAACAACTGCATGGATAATTATTGCTAAAGGAGGAGGTTATGAAAAGTACTTTAATGTATCTGCTTATGATATAAATAAGAACCCTATTGTAGGTAGAGGTATATTTCAAGATGACAGTATATCTGTTACAAGAGATGGTAAAGTATTAAATCCTTATGTTGGAACTGTTATGGCAGCTGGTTCCCATTTATATAACCAGTTTCAATACGATTCCAGGAGGTTAGATAAAGGCGATCCCAGATATTATCCTTTATCTATTGGTGAATATTTAATTTGTGTTTCTAGTACTCTTAACACACCTTTTGAGTATGCTGTAGGTGTAGTCATAGAAATGGCTGACCCATATCCTGTATTACTTACTGAAGATTATGATCGTTTACTATTTGAAAATATAACCACAGAAGATGATTTTATTTGTGATACAACGCCTAATTACACAGGTGCTGAAGATCATGAACATTCTCTAAAAGAATGGCAAACAGCATGGAGTAGAGAACGTCAGGATTATGAAAAATTTCCAGATATTCTTGTTCCTTTAACCACTAAACCTTAAAAACAATGACTATAAAACGTGTTCCTAATTATCCTTATCTTGGATTTGATGACACTGTTTATGATGACATTCTTATAAATAATCTTTTAAAAGAAAAAACTTGGACTGAAAAGTTTAAAGAACGCTGTGAGGAAGTACCATATGAGCAGCAATGTCGCATGTATGACGTATAGGATAAAAAGAAAATCTAAGACAATTAAATTAGTTTTAGATGATGGATACATTTTTAAAATGAATATCCATCCATATATGAAAATATCTACAGGAAAAGTTTGGTTAGTGGGTTGGGCAATAGGTAAAAGTAATCGTCAAATAAATGATTGGATGTGTAGAAGATCAAAACGATTAAGAGTTTATAGATTAAGTACTAACAAACCCAAGAAAAGAAACCAACATGCTCATTGGATATGTATCAATATTATGCGTAAATGGTTAGAAGAATTACCTGAAGGAGATGGCATGGCTATACGTTGTGAAGCAGCTAGCTCTGATAAACAGTTTCGTGTTTGGAAAAAATGGTTTAAGAAAAATGAAGATCCTGACTGGAAAATCTCAGATGAGCATAAATCTTTTTTCTTTTATAAAAAAACAACATAGAATATAGATATTAATTCTTTATTTAAAATGGTTGCTCTTATCCGTCCAATTTTGTTCAGGTTTTTAAATACACCTCAAGTCAAACAATTAATCATAGATTTACTAACAAAGTTAGCTGATTCTACAGATAATACTATTGATGATAAAGCTGTTGAATTTATTAAAAAAGGTTTAGCTTCTCCTAGTAAAAAGTAATTACTAAACAGCAGTAAACCACCAGACAACTCCAGAGTTGCCTTCAATATGATCCTTTAACTCGATTGCCTTATTTTTTTCTAAAGTAAGGCAATTTCTTTTGCCATTCATTTCATAGCAAACATTTACTTGTACCTGTAATCGGTTCTTAAATGTCATACTTATAGACTAAAATAAATATCCTCATAGTCTAACAATGGAAGAAAAGACTTCTAATAATTCTGTTAAGAATGTAAAGCCAAATCTTTTACAAAAAATTACTGATGCTGTTCCAGATAGAGAGGAACAATTTGAATTGGTCAGTTTAGGAGTCAGATTATTTTTGTTGACTTGGGCAACATTAATGTTGTCATTGTCGTATTTAGATTTAAGTAAGCTTGGCATACCTCAACAAAAAATAGATCCAACTTTTATAGCTAGCGTTTTTGTCGGATTAGCAAGTTCCTTTGGAGCTTCTATTACACAAAAAGGAAAAGAAAATGGAGCTAAAGCTGCACCTAATCAAGGTATTACAGCTGCAGAAATGAAAGAGATATTAGGTAGTTCTCAAATTGTAAGAATTGAGCATGCTCCTCTTAAAATAATTACAGAAAAAAAAGATTAGATTAAGTAAAGTAAATTAAAAAACTATGGATTTTTATATAGGAAATTCAAAAATTCAAGGTAAAGGTTTATTTAATAAAAAATTAATTAATCCATTAGATGTTTTACCTATTGCTAATTTATATGATAAAAATAATAAATTTAAATTTGATAAAACAGGTAGATCAGTAGGGCCAATGGGTTTTGTAAATCATTCATATAAACCAAATTGTCATTTACATTATATTCAATCTGAAAATGGTTATTTTTTACGTGCTCATAAAAGAATAAATCCTAAAAATGAATTAACTATAAATTATGATTTAAACCCAGATACATTAAAAAGAGCTTATGAGTATAATCCACCATTAGAGTAAAAGAATTTAGATCTTATTATTAAAGAGGAAGATAACTAAGGAGGTCATTTTATGAACAGTCCACTTTATATTCCTAATTGGCAATATCATTCTAGAAAAAATATTAAACTAGATTTTGTTCGAGAAGAAAATATGCTTCGTAGAGCATTGCATAAAGCGAAAACAGTATTTAAAAAAGTTAGAAGAACCTAGTTGTTACAGGCTTGACAAAGTAGATTATTTTTAAATGATAGACTTATATTAAACAATGTAAATAATTTCAAATGTGGAAATTTTTATCATTTTTAATATTACTGTTTAGTCCTTTGTCGGTACGTGCAGATCTGATTCATCGCCTATCAACAAGTACTTCTTTGACAGTAGGCGGCGCTAGTACAACTGCTGAACGTATCGGTTCAACGTACGCAGTTTCAGGTTCCAATATAAAAGTAGCTACCGATAATCATTTTGGAAAACTAACTGCAGGTACGGCAACAGCAGCAGCAACACTAGACGTTGGTGCATATGACGTAAATACTGCAGGCTCGGCTTTCAGTTTTAGCGAATCATGGACTCAAGGAGACGCCATACCAGGAATAGGTAGTGGTGTGGATGTAACTTCTGGTGTGGTAGCTGATATGCCAGCTTTTGGTAATACCACTACTCAATCGGGTGGTGTTGCAGGTGATCTCGCAGGTACCATTTTAAGTTCGGGAATTATGACTATAGTTGCCGGAGGTGCGAACACTTCTGCAGTGGGCCAATTTGTAAGCGAAATAACTGTCAAGTAGTTATGGCTAATTTACCTCCTCAACCAAGTCCTGATGACAGGAAAGTTTATAACAAAATTAGAAATAAATTAATGTCTAATCAAATTACTACTAGACAAGTTTATGACAGTCTAAAAAGAGGAGATTTCACACCTGGTACCGTTACGTTATTACATGACATTATAGATTTTGGTCATCATTATGCAGAAGATAATATTAGAGGAATGAAAGTAGTAAACAATAGAGAAATACCATATAGTTAATCATGAAGCGGTTTTTACTGCTGTTTTTGTTATATCCAGTACCTGCTTTTGCTGTGCCTGTCACGCCAAATTTTCAAAGTGGTTCGATGACCTCCCATACGGAAACTACTAGTAAAGTTTCTGAGGTAATTTCGGTTATTGAATATCAATCTGGTTGGCAAATGACACTGACAGGGAATAATATAACTACAGATGCTGATAGTCTTTTACCAGCAGCTGCTTCAACATCTAATACAGTTAATGGAGTAGTATCTACATGGACTGGTTTAGATGCTACTAATATGCCGAATTTCACAATAATTGATCCAACAAAAGCATGGCAATTTACTTCATCACTAACACAGCCAGGGATGAAATCTCACACGGTAATAACTCGTACGAGCGAAATAACATCAGTAACAGATACGGTCTCAACTTTCAGTCAATAAAGTATATATTATTAATACTTATCAATACCTTTAGTTTATTTCCTCAAGTTAGTAAAGCAGAAAGTGTAGGTGGAGTTAGTGCAAGCGCAGCACCAGTTGCTAATAGCAGTGGATCAGTTACGAACCAGGCTATACAGGTTTTGCAAGGTCCATATATAACTAATACTTATGGAAATGGAGTTTCATGTCAAGGACCGACTTTAAACATTACTCCATTCGTAACAGGAAGTAATTCTTGGAAAGATCCTTATGAAGGATACTGGGATTCGCCCGTATATGACATGACAACAGATGATGATGGTAATCTAAATAATCCAGGCTCTATCTTGTATTACGTTCCTACAAGGACTGGGCAGAAAGCAAATAACAATGTTTCATTAGGTATAAGTGCAACAGTATCTATTCCATTAGATAAACGTCATCATGAAGGTTGTTTAAGAGCTGCTACTACACAAACAAAATTAACTCAACAAATATTAGCTAATAAAAGATTAGACTTTGAATTTGCGAGACTTAAACATTGTGCTGAACAAAAAAGACTTGGAGTATCCTTCCATCCTTCCAGTCCCTCTTTCAAAATTTGCTCAGATATTATTGTCACCAATCCTCATGGAGTTATACCACAACATCAACACTCTATTTCTTCGCCTTCTTCTTCTTCAACGGAGGTAACTCTTTCTTCTCCCGATACTGATTTGCAACAATCTCAGAACGGGTCAACTTCGGTGGAGTCTTCCCAATCAACTTCTGAACCTTCTTCATTGCAGTCTTTATCAGAGGCTTTATTGCCTTCAAAACAAGATCAGCCAGCGGCTTTGCTAGGACTGCCGATGACGTTGCCACAAGAGCAATAGATGCAGTAGTAGTTACAGCTCCAGCTGTAGGTAATGCATCAACTACTTGTTGAACAATTGGAATTTCTTCGTATAGAGTAACGCATCTACCATTTTGTACTTCATAGCCACTGATTTTTTTATTACCTTCAACTTTAGAACCGGCTATAGGAGCCTCATTTGGGGGACAAATTATTTCTGGGGTATTTGTATTAGGTAATTCTGGTTCAGGTGGTTCAAATACTTCATCAGTATCTAAAGGAATTTGTGGAACTTCAGCAGGTTTAGTTAATATTAATTGTTCTGGTTCATAATTCATTGGATTATAACTAGGTACAGTACCATCACATAAAATTACATTTCCTTTTTGATCTTCTTCTGTAAGTTTATTTGATTTTTTATTAGCAGGATTGTACTCAATACACCCAGGTAACTGGATAATTGGTGATCCAATACTTAAAGTTACAGGAGTTGTTTTAGGTATATTTAGTTCTATATCTAAGTAATAGTCTGGTATCTCTGCTATTGCTATTTCAATATTAGGTATTTTTATTTCTGGTATCATTTACCCATTTCCCATGTCTAGTTTGTTGTCGTTCTATTTCTCGACAATGAGGACATTGGCAACTCATTAAAATTGAGGTACTCCTAAACCGCTTCTTGTGCTTCTTGGTACAACAGGACCAGTAATATTAGGCAGTGATGGAGTAGGAACCATCTCTTTAATTTTATCGCCAGCAATTGCACCAACTTGTCCCATTATTTTTTCTTTTGCTGAATCTATGAGTGCATCCTTATTCGCATATATGTAAACACCAGCACCAACAACGGAAGCAGATATAACGAAAGACGTAACAGAAAGTACATTAATTATTTTCTGCATAATGAAAAACTAATTTGTATTTTAATTATAGACCTTTATTATTCGTACTAAATTTATAAACCTGCTAACGATCTATAGATTTATGAATTTGCTAAGTAAGTAATATTCATAATTATTGTTGAGTTATTAGCTGTCATATTACCTAATAGGTTTTCCCATCCTGCATTGTCTCTTGAAGCTAAAATATATAATTTAGCATCATAAGCATAACTATTCATTAAAACCCAATCACTAGGCATATTAAAGGTATCACAAGCAACAGACCCAGATGCCTCCACTGTTCCATTTGCAAAAGGTAAATTCAACGTAAGAGCACTACCATTACCATTAGTAATGCCACTAAGCCTCACATTGCAGGTCACTAGTCTACCTACTTTTACATACCAATTATGTGAGAACGTACAACTATCTGCTCCTGTATTAATGCTTCCCCAAGTGCCACGTTCATAATCATCTAAAAGTTCACTATCCATTGAGATACCAGATCCTGTCGAATCACCTGTATCACTAAAGTCAATACCGTGACCAGAGGTTCCTATTACTAGATTGCCGTCGTTAATCTTGTGATGTTCTGTAAATTCATGTCTTGGTGAGCCTGACGTATATATATACATCAAGTCTGAAGAATGAGTATATTGAATCCTACCTCTTCCTGTACCGTCAGGATCATCAAATCCAATAGCACCACTTTTATTGTTTGGTGTTGCTATTGTTATACCTGTATGATCATTACCCTCAATAAATAATTCATCTCTATGTACACTGGCAGAGGTAACACCTGAATCGTTTGTTTTTATATGTACTCCCTTAGCAGCAGTATGAGTCGAATCTGTGCCTATGCCAACGCTACCAGCAGCATCAATTGTTAACCGATCATATAGCGTTCCACCTGTTCTAGTTTGTAGTCTTAATTGTCCATTATTACTTGATTGAGATACACCTAAAACACCTGCAAAAGTTTTAACAGCACCATCGGAATCTGTACCTTGGAAATATATTTTACCTCCATTACTATATGCAGAATAAGAAGCAGTATCCCTTATTGCGAAAACTGGCGCACTACCATGTATCTGTAATAGATTAGTTGGACTTGTTGTACCGATACCTACATTTCCAGATGAATTTATTACTAATCTTGATGCATTTGCGGTGTCATCGTAAATTGCAAATGTACCAGCATTACCACCATCAACTGCTGCACCTGTAGTATCATCTGAACTAGCTAAAGAATATTGTCTACCATTTCCTCCACTACCTTCAATAAGAATCATTGCATTTGATCCAACAAGGTGTAGTTTTCTACTTGGACTTGTTGTACCTATACCTACGTTTCCAGACGAATCTATACGCGCTAATTCACCAGTACTATTATTAAGTCTAAAATCGTTTCTACATTTTAAACTTGCAGTTCCAGTTGTATCTTTAAATTCAAGAGTTACTTCTGTATCAGTACTTTCAAATATTGCACACTCATTAGAACTTGCAGAGTTCACATGAAGCATTCTATCAGGTGAATTATCCCCAATACCTAATTTTCCGTCACTTGCAAGAACTATTCTATTTGCTCCAGCAGTACCATCATAAATACCAAATTTCCCATCATTCATTGATTGGAAACCATATTTTCTTCCACTTGCATTTGTAGATAAAAGTTGTATAGAAGGTGCATCTGCACTTACTTCCAACTCTTCACCTGGATTAGTTGTACCTATTCCAAGGTATCCATTTGATTTAAGATAAAGCTGATCACCAGCAAAACTTTCGTTTTTTATATTTGTGACTTTAAGTGTTGCCATAATCTCAGTCTCTTAAATACATTTTATTCGTACTAAATTCATACTGTATAAGTCATAGAAAGTTGATACGTTCCAGTTAGACCAACAACTGCAGAAGGAGGTACAGCAGTATAACTAGGACTAGTATCACCTGTTGTTGTCTTTAATAAAGTAATACTTGTACCTCCGTTAGATATATAAGCTTGAAGAATGGTATCTGCATCAAATCCACCACCAAAGGCATACCATCCAAAATAAGCTCCATTATAAACTGCAGCAGAATTTTGAGCAAAAGGTAATCCAGTTATTAAAAGATTACCACTACCACCAGCACCTTGATTACCCCAACCAACATAAGCTGAAATAGTAACTGTATTACCTATTTTTGTATATCTACAATTATTCTGACTAAGTGTAGGTACTGTTGAAAATGCAGTTCCACTAGTACCAAAAGAAAGCTGAAAAGTACCTTCTTCATAGTCGTCTAATAAGTTACTATCAGAGCCATTAGTGGTAGCGGCTTCATCATGTGGATGGAACATGATGCCTTTACCGCTTGCTAACTTTAGGTTTCCAGCATGAAGTTCTACATCACCAGTCCCATTCCAAATGGTCATCCTCTCCTGCCAACTTATTGCGTTACCAGCCGTTCCTGAAACAGCAGTTTTAAAGGTCATATTGGTAGCCATTGCTATCCGACTTGCAGTCGTATTAGCTGTATATTTCCAACTACTACTGTCACGATACCCATTACTTGAAAGATATATAGGTGTATCATCAGTTCTTCCGTAGAAATGAGCACCTAAACCTATTTGTAGTTGTCTATAATTACCATCGTTATCTTTTGGAACACACGCAATCCCTACTGCACCTGTTGAGTCGATAGATAATCTTTCTTCAGAATCATAAATACTAAATCTATCAACATCAGCACCAATTCCTTGTCCTACATACCAACTGCCTTGAGTAGTAGTCAACATTACTGCTGCATTTCTAGACCTATTATTTTGAATTTTTAGATAACATTGACTATCTGCTGCTGCTTCATAAATATGTAATTTCTGACCTGGACTTGATGTACCTATACCTACATCTCCATCTGTTTCAATAAGCAACTTTGATGTAAGAGTACCTCCAGAAACTCTTGTATAAAAATTTATTTTTCCATCATCTTTATTGGTTGTATCAGTACCAGCTTCAAAAGCAATTCTACCTACTTCAGTATTATTCCACTTACCACTAATTCCAAATATAGTATTACTTGCAGAAGATCTATTTGCATTACCAATGATCATGGGTTTTAGATCACCTGCTGTCAAAGTTAATCCTTTGCCATCTACAGCTACTGTTTGTATAAGATCATTTCCATCAAATGTAAGATTAGCTTCTCCTGCTAAAGCATTCGCTCCAGTTACAGTTGCAATTGTATTGTTTGTACTACCAGAAAGAGAAACACCTGAATTATCATCAACCCAACTTAAATTTCCCGATCCATCTGTTTTTAAAAGTTGATT